TGTTGACGATTGTGTTTACCTCGCTGAACGTACACCAGTTAGACAGTACAAGGGTGGAATCAACCCACAGTCTGTTAAGTTTAGGTTTATGACTGGTGAAGAAGGTACTTGTGGTTTCTACCACAATGCTGCTTTTTACGATATGCTAGACGATAAGTACCCTAATATTACTGACCTTATCAGTAACGCTATGAAGTCACCAACAACTAGGAACTATGCAGTTCGCAGATTTAACTGGATCAAGATCAACGAGTTTAAGATTGTTACTCTGTACTTTATGCGTGACAAGGTAATCTCGTTCACTAACAAAGGTGTTGATATTACGCCTAGTAATGTTAATCACTGTACTGCTGAATTTAACCGTAAATATCTGACTAAAGAAATCGACCTAATCAGGAGTGTCCTCCAATGACTATTAGCCTACTAACACAGAAGATTTCTGCTATCTTTGGTGTTAAAAAGCATAACAAGGCTTATGTAGACGCCTTTGGGGTAGAGATTGAAGTTGAACCAAACAATCCAACTATGCGTTCCAGTGATTTTTTTCCTCAAAATGAAGCATACACAAGGTATTGGTCAACCAAGGCTGATGGTTCCCTTCGTAATAATGGGTACGAAATCATCTCTAAAGTAATGAACGAGTTTGAAATTGACCAAGCCAAGGCTTCTTACAATGAGTCTTTTCCTTGGCGTTTATTTAGTACTACTAGTCCACGTACATCTGTTCATGTGCATCTAAATTTTAGCCAGAATTATCTATTTGAAGTTATTACCTTTTTCTGTCATATGCTTCTAATCGAAGATATTGTTACAGAATATTGTGGTAAAACCCGAAAAGGTAATCTGTTTGCTCTAGAGTCTGGTAAGTCTCTTTCTAATTATAACAATGTCAAAGAGCTTATCTCCAAGCAAGATTACAGATTTGGAAACAACGATTTTAGATACACAGCTATTAATCTAGAGTCATTGTCACGCCTTGGTACTGTAGAAGTACGAACGATGCGTGGTCTAACCAATATTGACGAAGTGTTTGATTGGGTTACTATCTTAGTTCAAATCAAGAAGCTGTGTACAAACAAGACACCTAATCAGATTGATTTTAGTAATCTTCTACCAAAGGAACTATTAGATTTCTGTAAAGATTCTGGTATTGATTACCAAGAAAAGATTAATTCTCAGTTGTCTTTGTTTTTTGACCTTATGTCTTCCCACCCTACTAGCTGGGATTTCTCTAATCCTAATTGTGATTGGCGTAACACTCCCGGTATCAAGGAATATAGTTTAAATAACTGGGACAGAAACGTAGAAACACTTCTTATTTACGACTACTACAAGAAGTTCAAGCGGGACAACCCTAATCAAGAGCGTCCTTTTGAGCCTCGTGAGCCACTACCAGTTCTCAATCAAGGTAACAATCTAGAAGTACGCTTACAGCCTCGCCCCGGCTTCGTCATGGATTTAATTGATGCTGCAGCAAACCACGGAAATGTTTTACCAAGAGACTTATTTGAACGTCAGTTTGCAGCAAATGTTGTAATTAGAGATTTTCCAGAACAAATACCAAGGGGTAACAATCCCGGTAACGCAATTGTAGAGGCCCTTGTAGATCGAGCCCTTCGTATCGCAGAGGACGAAATACCAGATGACGTACAACCAGACGTAGAACTAGACGATTTTGATCTTGATCTTGATGAGGAACATCCTAATGCCTTCCGCTAAAATGTACATCGCCCCGTACAAGATGGGGTCAGCTTCAGCAGCCAGCCTAGCTGAGCTTCTCGGTATCAAACGTATCAACAAGGAACGTAACAGGATTATTGGTAAGAATACAAAAACCATTATCAACTGGGGTAACTCTGAGATTGCTCACACCGAGATTCTCAAGTGCAAGATTCTTAACCCTCCAGAAGCCGTTAGGAAGGCCGCTGACAAGCTTTCTTTCTTTCAGGCTATAGATGATGCTCCTATCATCCCGAAGTGGACTACGGACCACGCTAGGGCCGTGGAATGGGTATCTGACGGTAAGACGGTGTTTGGCAGAAAAATCTTGACAGGCCACTCAGGAAATGGTATCATTGTAATGAACAGTGACAACCAAGATCAATGGCAGCCGTGTCCACTGTACACCCTGTACATGCCCAAGAAGGAAGAATACCGAGTACACTTCTTCAAGGGTAAGGTTATCTTTGTACAGCGCAAGGCTATGGTCAAGGATTTCCAGAACCCTAATTTCCAGATTAGAAACCTCAGTAACGGTTTTATTTACGCCAACCAAAACATCCAGCTACCTGATAATGTGTCAGCAGTAGTCAAATCTTTTCTAGAGGAACACAATGCTCTCGGCCTTGATTTTGGTGCTATTGACATTATTTATAATCAGAAGGCGGACAAGGCTCTGATCTTGGAAGTTAACTCTGCTCCCGGTCTACAGGGCTCTACTCTCAACGCCTATGTCGAAGCTTTTAAGGCCGGGTAACTATAGTAATTAACTTAGTACTAAGTTATAATAATCTAAGAACCTAGTTTAATTTTCTTTGTATTATAACTTAGTTAATTACTTAAGTAGATATTTTATCATATTTCCTGTATTTTGTCAAGAGCTAATTTAGGAGAAAAATAACAAAATGAGATGTCCTGTATGTGACTATGATCCAGAGCTAAGTTTAGACCAACAATCAGCTTTCTTTTCTGGTATTAGTTTTGATGTAAAGCCTATGCCTTGGGTTGGCCCCGACGGTTCGTATGAGTGTAACTGCTTTGCTGGTTACGATGAAGATGACGTAGGTTACCTAGACGAAGAGGATATGGACGATGGGTGCTAAATTAGCTGTTGTCCATAGAATTGATTGGAAACCCGGTTATTACTATTACGATTTTGAAATTTTAGACAAGGATGGCTACTTACTTTGTTACAGCAACTTTGATTTAGGTATGACTTTTAGTACATACGACCAGTGTTTTCGTGCTGCTCGTAAGTGGATTAGGGATAACCAGAACCTAGTTTATAAGGAGGCATCGTGATGATGCGCGAAGAATGGATCGCTCTTGCTGAGCGAATAGAAAAGGCTACGGGGCCAGATCGGGAGATTGATAAGGCAATTGTTGCTGCGCTTGGCTACTCGTGGCGAGGCATGGCTTATTGGGACAATGCGACAAGCACAAAAACGCTGCCCGGGACAGTCCTTTACGCCGGCTCCCTCGACGCCATCACGGCGCTGATCGAGCGGGAGTTTCCGAATAACAAGTGGGCGGCACGGCGGCTTGAAATTGGGGCAAAAGCCATGCTAGACCCGATCCCAGCAAAGGACAAGATAGACCCGGCACTAAGAACTGCTATTTATGCCGATGCTGAAACGCCTGCCCTTGCCCTTTGTGTGGTCTTTTGTCGAGCCATGGCGGAACGCGTTCCAAAAACCTAAAAAATAAGGAGAACAACCATGACTGAGGCCATTTCCTACATATCTCGAGCCGCCGTTTTGATTGCGCTGATTGTCGCGCCCGTGTGGCTTTTAGATGGGTGCAGTCGCCGCCATGATGAACTCAGGATGGAGTGCATCAAGCGTGGCGGAACATGGGACCGTATCAATGAACTGGATGGGAAATGCTTGTGGAGCCGCGCGCCATGACTGAGGACGAACTGATCAAGAAGGTGGCGAGGGAAATGGCGGGGGCTCTTGGGGCCAGAGTGCCATACGACATGCTACCAGAAGATGCTTCACAGCCGAAGTTGGCAGATGGCTCGCGCCTGACCAAAGAAGTGCTTCTGGATGGAGCCCGCGCCGCCCTTGCTGCTATCCGTGAGGCCCTGAACGACACCACGGACTCATTGCGCATGCAATGCGTAGCCCATGTTGCATCATTGCTGGTTGAAATCTACAGTCTCCGTGCCGAGAACGAGGCCCTACGTGTCAAACAGGCGGGGTTGGTGGCGATGAAATCTCGCGAAGAATCAACACAAAGATTAATTAGGAATTTAGCACTTCGTGAATAGACAGAAACTAACAAAAAGGCACATTCCGTGTCCATGTGGTGAATCGAGTGACGCTTACTCAGAGTACGAAACTTTTGGTAAGTGTTACTCTTGTGATAAAACTTTTAAGTTAAAGGGCGTAGACACATTGGAAACTAACCCAGAGAACAAATCCCTACAGATTATTCCTCTTAGGGGTCTTGACAAAGGGACTCTTTCGAGGTATAATGTTTATACAGAGGTGGTTAATGACACCCCTAAATCACTAATCTTTCCTTATAAAAATTTCCAGAAGTATAGAGCTTTAGAACACAAAAGACTTTGGGTTGTCGGTGAACATAGGCCCGGTCTCTTTGGTACAGAAGCTCACGGCTCCAAAGATGGACTTAAGTCTCTGGTAATTACCGAGGGTGAGATTGACGCTATGTCAGTCTTCCAGATGACTGGTGTTCCTGCTGTGTCAGTTCAGTCGTCCTCTATGGCACTAAACGATTGCCGTGCTGACTTTGAGTATCTTAACTCTGCCGAAAAAATCTACCTGTGCTTTGACGCAGATGAGCCCGGACAGAAAGCTGCTGCTCAAGTAGCTCAGCTATTTTCTCACGAGAAAGTGTTCAAGATTTCTCTAGATGAGAAGCTTAAAGACGCTAACAAATATCTAGAAGAAGGCCTAGATTCTGACTTCCTTCGAGCTTATCGCGGAGCTAAGAAGTTTGTACCAGACGGTGTTATTTCTTCGTTCTCAGAAGTAGAAGAAGCACTAGGGCAACGTAAGGACAAACCAGTATGTGCTTGGCCTATTTCATCATTGGAAAACAAACTAGAGGGTCTTCGTCTTGGAAAAACTTATCTTGTATCCGGGCTTGAAGGTATTGGTAAAACTGAGATTGTTAGGGCTGTTGAGTACAAAGTCCTTCAGGAAACTGACTTTAATATTGGTATCGTTCACCTCGAAGAACCCAAAGAAGACGTAGTTAACAATCTACTTTCCTATCACGTACACATGGCGCTTAGGAAGGACAAGAACAACATTCTAACTGTCCAAGAAAAGATGGACAGATACAGGGAAATGGTAAAGAGAGACAACCGTGTTCACATTTTCAATCATTTCGGTAGTGATGACCCAAATCATATCTTGGGTATTATTCGTTTTCTTGTTACGGTCTGCGGCTGTAAGTTCATCTTTCTTGATCATGTCAACATCGTTGTTAGCGGCCTCGGCGCTGATGGTGATGAACGTCGCACTCTTGATTATCTATGTACCCGCCTTGCAACAATGGCTAACGAGCTTAATTTCTGTTTAGTATTCGTATGCCACGAAAACGACGATGGAAGACCCAGAGGTTCTAGAAATATCTCCCAGACTGCACACGTACATATCCGACTATCCAGAAACCTAGAGGCAGAAGATGCGGAAGAACGAAACAAGCTTTATCTATCGGTGGCCAAGAACCGCCCAACTTCTGATTCAGGTCCAGCCGGTTATGCATATTACGATCCTGACCTTGGTCACCTTACTGATCCGAATGTTAGTGTACTAAACCAAGCAATAGCTTTTTAACAGGAAAAGATGAGAATAATTTGTGATATCGAGACGGATTCACTAAAACCAACTAAGATTTGGTGTATTGTAACCAAGAACGTAGATACACAGGAAGTCAAGACCTTTTGGAGACCTGATCTAAATAAACAAGAGTTTATATCTTACGTTAAAGATGCTACTCTGTGGATTGGGCACTTCTTCATTAAGTTTGACTATTGGAAAGTTCTACGTGTATTTTTTCCAGAACTAAAGATTGACCCTCTGACTATTCGTGACACTCACGTTATCTCCAAACTGTTTAACTACAACCTAGGTGAGCACGGACTAGAGGCTTGGGGTGAACGACTAGGTATTTCTAAACCCAAGATCACTGACTTCAACACCGTTGACAGAGACGAAATTATCAACCGCTGTCAGCAGGACGTAGAAATCAATTACAAGCTCTGGAAGAAGATGGAACCAGCCTTGTTAACTGGTGTATGGGACAATTCCCTGCTACTGGAACACAAGATGGAGTTTATTACTCTTGATATGGAGAACAATGGTTTCCCGTTTGACTACGACGAAACTGTATGTATCCGTCAGGAGATTGGAGAACGTATTGCCGAGATTGACGTACAGATCAGAAAAGACTTCAAACCCAAATGCTACCTTATCAAAGAGGTAACCCCTAAGTTAACTCAAAAGGGTACTTTGGCCTTAAATGACTTCAAGTGGATCAAAGAACCCACACTGGACCTTACTCCATTTACCGCCGGGGCATCATTCAGTGTTATTGGTTTTGAAGAGTTCAACCCGGCGTCAACATCTCAAATCATCGACAGACTTAATGAAGCTGGTTGGAAACCCGTTGATAAAACTAAAGGGCATATCGAGGCAGAACGGGAATACAAACGTAACCCAAGAAATCGAGAACTCAAAGAACGTCTGGATCGTTTTCGACTCAGAGGTTTCAAGATTAACGAGACTAACCTAGCTACGTTACCTAGAGATGCCCCAGAAGGCACTAGGAAGCTCGCTGAGAGGATTCTACTGTCTAACCGTAGGTCAGTACTCACCGAGTGGATAAACGCCTACAACCCCGTTTCTAGGGCTCTACACGGCAGGTTCAATGGCATAGGTACTTGGACACATCGTATGTCTCACCAAGAACCAAACCAAGGAAACATTCCTAGTGACCCTGAAGTTAAAGACCCTAGCAATCCAACTCAGTACGAACTAGTTCAGCTTAAATACGGGATGAATCTTCGTAAGGTTTGGAGGGTTAACGAGGGTGAACGTCTATTAGGTGTAGACGCTGACGGTATTCAGCTTCGTATCTTTGCTCATTACATTGATGATCCTGATTTTACCGCAGCACTAGTTAGTGGAAAAAAAGAAGATGGCACTGACCCTCATACTCTTAATGCTATTAAGCTTGGTATTGGACCTGAAAGACGACCTATGGCAAAGACCTTTGATAAAATAGAGGTCTATAAAACGGTTAAATTCAGTGGAACTCTCGTAAGAGACAATACTGAGCCAAGCCAACTATTGACTTACGCATGATTTTATGTTATAATAGTAGTGTACTTCAAACAAAGGAGACACTATGAAACAATGTAAATTATGTGGTCAACTTAAACCGCTGTCTGAATATCATACGCAGAGAACAAATAAAGACGGTTTAGACAAACGCTGTAAGCCGTGTAGAAAAACTTTAGCTGCTGAAGAATACAAAAACAAGTGGTTTAAAAATACGTTTATTCTAAAAAGAAGTTATTGTAAACAAAGAAATATACCTTTTGATTTAACACCGGAGTATTTAGAGTCTATTTGGACAGATAAATGTCCTGTGTTTGGATTTGAGTTTGAAAAACACAATAAAATTTCAGACAAATCTCCTGCTTTAGATCGGTTAAACCCAAAATTTGGTTATATTAAAGGTAATGTTGTTTACATCAGTGCTCGTGCAAATAGAATTAAGTACGACGCAACTGTAGAAGAACTTCGTAGAATTGCGGATTGGTTGGAAGGTGCAACGACTAGATTGAAAGATCGTACACTCAAGTGAGTGGAAACAGCCGTCCCCTTAACAGGGTGATGATATAGTCTGCTCTATATGGTGACATATAGCTGGATTAACTATCCGGGTACAGATTAACGACCTGTACTGAACATATGGTATCTACGGGTTCCTCCTTGGTGCAGGGGTTGACAAAGTAGCAGAAATCTTATATACTAATAATAAGGGTGCTAAAGAGGCAATCAATAAATTTCTAGAGGGCTACCCCGGACTTAAGCTTCTTAAGCAAAAAGTTATCCCTAAAGATGCAGAGAGAGGTTACTTTGTTGGTTTAGATGGACGATTAGTTAAAGTTCCTAGTGAACATCATGTTCTAGCTGGTTACCTACAGAATGGTGAGTCAGTAGTTATGAAGACAGCTAACGTATTATGGAGAGAAAAAGCTAGAAAAAACAATATCTACTTTAGACAAGTTAACTTAGTACATGACGAATTTCAGACGGTTACTAAAGATGACGATGTAATGGCAAATGAACTTCAGAAGATTCAAGAAGAATCTATTACTGAAGCAGGTAAACTACTTGGTGTCAAGTGTCCACTACTAGGGCAGGGACAGCAAGGTTATTCTTGGTACCAAACTCATTAAAAGGAATTATTAATGGCAACACAAAAAGTATTTTTCTCTGGCACTTTCAAGTGGGCTAAGCTCAATGAAAAGAACGCTTCTGTATACCCAGACGACGACAAGGGTCCTTTCTGTTCTGTAGATTTTTACTTTGACAACAAGGATGACCTAAAGGTATTTAAATCTTTCAAGACCAGAAATACAATAAAGATTGACGAAGAAACTGGTGAACAGTTTGTTCAGTTTCGTCGGTATCTAAATCACAAGTCAATCCCTGAATTTGGGGGTGTACCAGAAGTCAAGATTAAATACGAAAATGGTGGAGTAGAAGATTTCACTGATCTTATTGGCAATCTAACCAAGGGAACTATTAAGCTTTCTGTTTATGATCATGCTTATGGTACTGCTTGTAGGCTTGAAGGTGTACTTATTACTAAGCTTGTACCATACGAGAAGAAAGATGGTGGTGAATCAGGTTCCGCTGCCGAACCAAAGGTCTTTAATTCAGCTATTCCATTTTAAGAAAGAACAAGAGTGACAGATAATAAAAACAAGAAGTTTTACCTAGTGCATTTAACAGGAACTATTACAGAAGAAGTAAACCAGATTATTGGTATTTCAGTTGACAAGGACCAATCACAAGACAAGGCTGTTGCTAACCTACTAGACTCTATTGCAGCGAGCACTCCTAACACAGTTATCTCTGTCAAGGATGTTAAGGAAGTTTCAGAAAAGGAAATGCATCAGTTTGTAGAAGGTCTAATGGACGAACCAGAGAAACCAAGAGTACTACAATGAAATCAATCCACACACTAGTACCTGACATCTATGAGTTGTTTACTAGTGGTAAGGTTGACAAGAACTCATTCGGTAAACTCCTGTATACACCAGAAAACAACGAAGAGAGACAGTCAAAAGATAACTCTCTTCGTATGTCTTCAATGGGAAATCCTTGTGATCGTCAACTTTACTACAAGACACACTACGCAGACGAATCTGAAAAGATGGAAGCCCCAGTACTAATCAAGTTTATGTTTGGGGATATTCTAGAATCATTTTTACTACAACTAGCTGTTATGGCTGGGCACACCGTAGAAGGAGAACAAGAACAATTAGAACTATACGGAGTCAAAGGCCACAGGGATGCTATTATTGATGGTTGTCTTGTTGATGTTAAGTCTGCAAGTACTTATTCGTTTAATAAGTTCAAAGAAGGACTAAGCGTTGACAACGATCCTTTTGGGTACATTTCACAAATTAATTCGTATCTAGAAGCATCCCAGAATGATCCTAGGCTTAAGGTTAAAGACAAGGCTTACTTCTTAGCAATTGATAAAACCTTAGGTAACATGTGTCTGTCAGAAGCTCCTATCATCAAACGCGACTGGCAAAAGTTTATCTCAGATAAGCAAGGGATGTTAGCATCTCCGACACCACCACCTAGAGGATTTAAAGCAGAGCCAGAAGGTAAGTCTGGTAATGAAAAGCTAGGAGTTAACTGCTCCTACTGTTCCTTCAAAGCTAAGTGCTGGCCGGGCTTAAGAACCTTTATTTATTACAGTGGCCCTGTATTTTTAACAAAAGTAGTAAACACACCTAAAGTTCCAGAGGTGAACCGTGAGTAAGAAAAAGAAAAAAGAACCAACACCCCGTAACTCTTTTGAACGTGTACTAGACAAGGCTTTTAGTGCTCTTAGTTCTGAGATGAAGTTTGATTACAAGTACGAACCAGAAACTTTCAATGTTAAGGTTGATGTAACTTACAAACCAGACTTCATTGCTGAGACTAAATCTGGTAGGGTTATTGTAGAAGGCAAAGGTTACTTCCGAGACGAAGATCGTAAGAAGGTACTAGCTTTTACGCAGCAATACCCAGATTACAAGTACCATATCGTATTTGAACGAGACAATCCAATCTACAAGGGTTCTAAATACAGGTACTCAGATTGGTGTAACAAGCACAATATCTCTTACTCTGTCAAGTCACTGCCTAAGGAATTGTTTGAATGAATCTTGATCTTTTTGTTTTTATTATGAATTTTATTTATCTTACTCATCTAGTTGTTAAGTACTACTAAATGAGTAAAATTCACTTATGCCTGCCTGACCAGCACGCACACCCAGAGTTTAATAATGATCGAGCAGATTGGATTGGCAAACTTATTCTGGACCTTCGCCCTGATGTTGTTGTTAACTTGGGCGATGGTTACGACATGGCTTCTCTATCGACGTACGACAAAGGTAAGAGAGCGTTCGCAGGAAGATCTTACTCTCGTGACATTGAGTCCGGTAGGGAGTTCCAAGACCGAATGTGGTTTCCTCTCAAGAAAGCCAAAAAAAGATGGCCCAGATCAGTATATTTGGAGGGTAACCATGAACATCGAATCGAACGAGCCCTTGACTTATCACCTGAACTCCAAGGAACTATTGGATTTAGTGACTACGGGCTCGACGAGTATTACGATCAAGTTATCAGATACGAAGGTGGAACACCCGGAGTAATTGAAATTGACAATATTTACTATGCCCATTATTTTATATCTGGTGTCATGGGCCGTCCTACTGGTGGTGTTAAGCCCGCTTATACCATTTCTCTGGTTAATGGAGTCTCTTCGACTTGTGGTCACATACACACCCTTGATTATTCTGTACGAACTCTTGGTAACGGGTCTAAAATCCAATCCCTAGTAGCAGGTGTATACCAAGACTATAAATCACCTTGGGCTGGGCATATCAACGATCTGTGGTGGTCTGGTGTCGTGATCAAAAGAGGTGTAGAGAATGGTAACTATGACCCTGAGTTTGTATCTCTTAAAAGATTGAAGGAAATCTATGGGTAATGACAAGTAAACTGTTAAAGGAACTGCTTAGCAACTATGATCTAGAAGAAGTCTTTCTTATCCTAGAAGTTGATCCGTATGATGCACTACTAAAACTATATGAAATTGGTGAAGTTGATCTGGAAAGACTAGAGGAATACCTAGATGACTCGGAATTCGAAGACGAATAAACAAAGAGCACTAGAACGTAGGATTAAGAACCTACAGGATAAGCAGAAGAAATACTTTATGGAAAACCGTGTTGGTGAGTTTCGTATGAGAGTTATCAACACGGATACCAAAAGAAATAAGAAAATCAGACCCACTAATGTTGAGGAATTTACCGATGACGATCTACCAAATTCTATCTGAAGATCACGTTGTAGAAGCTCTAACTCGTTATCTACGGGAACCACCTTTTAAGTTAGATTTTGATAAACTACAAATTGACGATATTAATTTAGACTTTGAAGGTGACTACAAATTTAATCTAACACTTACTAGAGGTTCAAATGAAAGCTGAATACATTACTCACTCTGGTTCCGACTTGACCGTAGTCAACGCAGCTAGGGTTTCATTTGATAAAGAGTCTTATTGGGAGAATGAAACAGACCCTCACCATGGAGGTAAAATTCCTCCTTATAACAGGTTATCAGACAAAGACAAGAAGCTAATCAACTATCTAGCTAAACATGATCACTTCACCCCATTCACACACAGTGTTATTACTCTCCGAGAGACAGTACCGATCTTTGTTGCACGCCAGCGGCACAAACACACCGTTGGCTTCTCTTACAATGAAGTTTCTAGACGGTACGTCGATGACCCACCACAGTTCTACACTCCTGACAAGTGGCGTAAGAGAGCAGAAAACAAGAAGCAGGGGTCTTCTGACGAAGAAGTAGAATGGCTAGAAACAAGTGAAAGAGAAGTTTGGGACGATCCTAGTTCACCTTTTGTTACGGTTTCTCCAAAAGAAATGTACTCTTATTTGATTGAACATTCTCTTCAGGTTTACAACTTAATGATTAATAATGGTGTAGCTCCTGAACAAGCCCGGATGGTTCTTCCCCAGTCTATGTATACCAGTTATTATTGTACTGGTTCTCTAGCTGCTTTTGCTAGAGCATACAATCTACGCTCACAACCTGATGCTCAGGCGGAAATCAGAGAACTAGCTGGACAATGGAACGAGATTATTTCACCTTTATTCCCGGAAGCATGGAGAGCTTTAACAAACAATGCCACGTAATTACAAAGAAGAATATGAAAAGTATCATGGTTCTGA